ATACAATCATGGAATCCGTTCCATGATCGTTTCTATTATCATACTATCCTGGAATTAGTTCCAGAGTAGTTTGTTTGATTGTTAATTATAGTTCATTATTCGGCTCGAAAACTAGCTGGGCTTTAAGCCCAATGTTTAACAAACCTTTAAATAGTTGTCGAAGTTTATCGACAGAAAATAACAACCGAAGTTGGCCTTGGTGGAATTCGCTTTCACCGTTAAGTGGCTAACCGTAGGAGGGTTAGGACCTCCATAGATTTTTCCTAACACCTTGTCAATCGTATTGCGATTATTATCGCTGCACCCTAACCAAAAGTTAGTGGGCAAAGGCAAGTAAAATCAGTACACAGCACTATGTGCAAGTCCAAACGACTATAAATTATAGCAACTTTGCTTTCAGGTCTCTGTGGACCTTTGGATACAGATCAATGCAAGATTGAGTTCCATAAAACACTTGAAACAATGACATCTCATTGTGAGAACAATAGTACTGAGGTACGTAGTTGTTCTCCCCTTTGTATGCAGGGACAAAAGAACATACAGTTTGTGACTTCCTTGACGGAAGCTAGTTCATGTGCTAACTTTACAGCATCACATGAGGCACTCCAATGCCAAAAATTGTTACGAGAAGACGGAAGTGACTGGACACTAGTTCAGAACAAAAGAAGGAATAAGGTAATTAAGGAGAATAGAGATGGAATTATTGAGAGTGAGGAGAAAGTTGAAGGAGAATATAATGAAGATATAGAAGATGGAAAATTTCAGAAGGTACGCAAGACATTTAAACGGAAAGAAATGATGCGTACAGCTTATTCTATGGGCCTCAAGACGAAAGAGAGGAAGGCATTTTATAAGCATATGAGAGATGCAAATAGGAATTTATTAAGTGAAAATGTCCCACATATGTTTAGAGACATGGTGACTCAATCACTTAAAAATATGATAGAACGTGCTGGAATGACAGCAAAAGACAAATTATTTGATGAAACTGAAAGGTTGGTGTTATTGTACATACAACTTTCTGACGCGTCAAATACACTTGCTGCATTTGCGTCTATTATAACCTACGTGAAATCTCATGTAGAGGGGTCTATTTATAGCAAGTTTGAAAGCTATATAAAGTATTTGATGGGAGATATGCGAGAAGTAACGTATACAGATCCTGATGAGAATGACCCACATAATACATTTGACAGTGAAGCTAGATCTATAGATCCTTTACTTGTCGATGTTGAAGGACAAACCAACAAAATATTAGAAGAAGCAGATAGACAATTTCGTTGGGAATCTAGGCCCAAATGGCTTAAAGACTTAGCTGGTCTTAAAGACAATTGGAGTGATTTAAAAGATGCCCTTGTTACAGAGAAATTGTCCAAGTTGTTGGGTTTATTGGTAGTAATAGGTTTGGTCGATAAAGACAAAGTGTCTTTTAAGATTAGTGATATAGAGATTTTTGGACCTGATCTCAATGTTGTCCATAAGCGAGCAGGATCTATTGTAGATGCCTGTTTTGACACTGTTGTCTTTTTTGTTGAGGTTATGTATGCCTGCTGGGCTGACGCTTCAATAAGACCTCTTATAACCGGAGCGCAAAACATAGATGTTGATGAAACAATACGGGAAATAAGAGAATGGTGGCCTATAGTCCAAAATGGCAATCTTAAACGCTATAAAGGCATTGAGGATTGCATATTCGTTGATAAACTCGAGAAAGTTATTGATGAAATAGAAAGAAGAAAGAAACATGTAAAAGACAAAATGAGTCTAGGTCTTCTTAATAGACTCGTTAATGAAATGTATAGTATTCGTACTGTCTATTCAAATATGAAGTTAGGAGACGGAACAAGAGAAGCTCCGTTTTCATACATGTTTTATGGTGGTACAGGTCAAAGTAAGACGTTTATTCAAGATCAAATAACCAAAGTACTACTAGCGTCAGAAGGTTTGAGTACAGATGAAAACCTCTTCTACACTAGAAACACAAATGAACAGTTTTGGAGTGGTTTCCGATCCGATATGTTAGTAGTTAAATTTGATGATTTTGTAAATTCTGCACCGGATAAAGTCACCCGCAATCCTTATGAAGATATAATTGCGGTCTGCAATAATGAAAAGTTTGTAGTGCCAATGGCTGATTTGGAGAGCAAGGGAAAGAATTGTTTACGCCCAGAAATCGTGACGGGTACAACAAACTCAGAATGTATGCAAGTAAATGTTTGGTCAGTGTGTCCTAGTTCATGTGCAAGACGATGGATGTATTTCATAGTTGTCAAACTTAAGCCAGAATACACTACTGATAACACATTGGGAGGACCTGTGGATAAAGAAAAGTGCTTATTGTGGCGCAGTGCCAATCCTACTGCACCTCTAGAAGATATCTGGAGCGTGACAGTGCAAGTGTTTCTTGCACCCAAAGATCCGGCAAAGATGCCAGATAAGGCCATTGTAGAGTGGAATGGATTGTTACTCAAAGAGGTTGATGTTTACGTTTTAGCACGATTCTTGACAGAACAATTTAAGATACATCGCAATCAACAAAAGACGTTGATGGAAACCAAAAGTCGCCTCAAACGGGAAATTTGTTTGTGTGGTGTGGACGGTTGTGATCGTATTAAGGGTCTTTGTGTGGACCACCCATGTACTTGGGAACCTGTGTGTCTTACTTTACAGAAGACACAGGTGAGTAAACTACGGTTTATACCTTTGCATGCGAATGATGAACCCCCGGAATATTCTGATGAGTATGGACGTTCCATTCGTGATAAAAATAGAGCAAGCAAAGCTAAGAAGCGTAATAACCATCCGCATTCATTTATCGCATCAGCTGCAGCTAATTTGGCTGCTTATTGTGCAGGTACGGTTTATGACCGCCTTAAGGATACTGACAGCGTTGGTGGCGATATACTTTTTAAACAAGGCAAAAAGTTTTGGGATGACAATGGTTGGCTCATGTTTTTACCTGAATCATTAGTTCGTAATCGACATTTTAAGCTGTTTATGATGGCGGTGGATTGGAGAAAAGTTAAGAAAATGTATGCGAAGAAAATGTGCATGAATGTTTTCGCGGCAGCATGTTTCGTTGCTATTACAGCTTATACCACTGATAGATCATGTCCCGATGTGTATTTGACTACCAGAGGCATGTTCCGAAATACAGTCACTCTCGAACAAGATAATTCTGTTTTACGATTATCAATAAAAATAGGATCTCTTATCTCGAGTAGTGTGTACTGCGCTGCACGGATGTCTATGCTAACACATGCAGTTCGTGAAGAGTATGAGCAGGAAATGATAGCAAAAAATGCTATTCATGTCATTGACACAGAAGTACGAGATGAGTGGAGCAGACAAGCTTTGACAGTATCAGCTTTGTTAGCTTCGGCTTACTTACTTGTGCAAACAGGACGAGCTTCTAAGAGTATTTATAATTCGATGACGTCCAAAGACGCTAAAGATGATTGTACAGAAAAAGTTCATATTCCTGATGATGATATAACATATCTACCCAATGGTAATTTGATTCCCGTAAATGAGGGAGATATTGATGAACGTGATTTGCAAGAGAACCCCTTTGTTGGTGTTGAAGTGAAACAACTTCCCCATAATGCCAGAGGGAAGACCATGACTCTTGAACATTTGTTCAATCAAGTCAAGGCGAATTTGTTTCATGTTACAGTAGAAAGAGGCAAACAGCGTGCTCAATTTAACGCACTAGCAATAACGACTAATTGTTATATCGTACCATTGCACACGGTTAAAGATCCTGAAAATTTTGGAGTTAATTATGTCTTCAGGCACAATAACCCCGAAACGAGCGGTGGAAAGTTTACTTATAAGATAAGTGACGCTAATTATGTTGAAATTGAAGGTGTCGACCTCGCATTGGTATACATTGGCAGTGGAGGCGATCGTAGAAATATCATTGATTGTTTCTCACCTGCTGAAATTCCATACGGAAGGGGTTATTTTGCTCAAATGCTTTATAGAAGACAAGATGGCACCTACTCGGGAGCGCAACTACTCGTCCAAACACAAGCCGTTACACATCGTCTATTTGATTATATGCCTGGTGGGGCTTATCATGTCAAGGCTTTTAACGGTCTATGTGGAGCCCCCATTTGTTGTAACACAACTGTACGACACATAACAGGCGTACACATAGGGGGCAACGAGAAAGAAGATAGAGGTATTTATGCATCGCTAACACAGGAAAAATTGAACGGAGCACTAACTAAATTATGTAAGATAGAAGGTGTGCTTGTACCAGGTAGTACGTCTGATTTTAACAATTGTGTTCTAGGCAAGGAAATTGTGATATCACAAAATCCACCTGAAAAGAAAAGCCCTGTGAATTATTTACCTAAGGGATCACAAGTTCAATATTTCGGTCAATGTGTTGGTAAGGTTACACCAATGTCTCATGTACGTAACACACCGATATCGGAATATATTACGAAGGTCTTTGCTGTTGAAAACAAGTGGGGTAAACCCACTATGAAACCTGCATGGCGGCCTTATCAACAAGCTCTCTCAAACTTAGCTATGCCAGCAGAAGATTTTAAGCATGAAGATTTGGCTTGGGCAGTGGAGGATTACAAACGAGATCTTCTACATGTGTGTGGCCAATCATATCATCAAGCAAAACCTCTTAAGCATGATGAGGTTCTTAATGGTATACCCGGGAAAAGATTTATAGACCCAATGGATTTTAAGACATCCATAGGACTACCTTTAACGGGGCCTAAGAGTGAGCATGTGTTTGAGTACACCAGCCCAGATGGAATTCCAAAGAAGGAATTTGAGTCTGAGATTATAACACATATTGTCGATGTACTTAAATGTTATGCACGTGGCGAACGTGCTAATGTTATGGCGAAGGCATGTACTAAGGACGAAGCATTACCTGTTGAAAAGGAGAAATGCAGGATCTTTTATGGAAACATGATTGCTCTTATATATGCTTTACGTAAGTACTATCTACCCATTGCAAGGGTCATGATGATGAACCCAATAGTAAGTGAGTGTGCCGTTGGAGTCAATTCTCATGGCCCTGAGTGGCAACAATTGGATGTTTACATGAGAAAATTCCCAAATCTCATAGGTGGTGACTACAGTAAGTATGATCAAAAGTTGCCCTCGCAATTGATAAATGCAGCTTTCAGGATTCTCATTGACTGCGGAGCTGCAATGGGTTATGCTAAGGCAGATCTCGACATTATGAAGGCAATATCAGCAGATGTTATATATCCGTTTATTGCATATAATGGTGATCTCATTAAGTTGATATCAGGAGGTCATATTAGTGGTAATAGTTTAACCGTTATCATTAATGGTATTTGTGGAAGTTTGAATTTGCGTATAGCTTATAAAAATATTTGCGGACCAGAAATACCTTTCAGGCAAAAAGTGGCGCTAATGACGTATGGCGATGATAATGCCGGTTCCAGTAGCGATGAACGATTTGGGATCAAAGCTATATCGGAATTTTTGGAAAAATACGGCCAGAAGTACACAATGCCTGATAAACATACAGAACTTAAACAATTTTTAGACGAGGATGAATTTGAGTTCTTAAAAAGAAAGTCTAAGTGGATACCAGAGATACAGTGTACTGTTGGTGTCCTTGATGAAATGTCAATTTTTAAATCCTTGCATTGTCATGTTTATGGCAAAAAAGAAATATTGACACCGGAGGAAAAAGTGGTTGAAGCCATGCGTTCCGCATGCACGGAATGGTTCAATCATGGTCGTTGTGTATATGATATTCGAATAGCACAACTTAAGAGAGTTGCGGAAATGGCAAACTTGCAAGGTTGTTGTCCTTTCTTAGACATATCATATGACGATCGCGTGCACGATTGGTTTAATAAATATGCACCTACCGCCTCAGTTACGACAGGGGCCCATACTGCACCAGGATGGTTAAATTAAAAGGTGGTGTAATTGATGGATACCAGAAAGGGAAAGGTCCCTTTGTTAGGCTTTGATTACATGTCGATTTGTATTTTATTTAAAATAGCGTGACGAGCAACCGAAAGATGTCATGTATTAATAGTGCAACTGTACATAGACTTATAAATAACGCACTGGACAATGTTTGAATATTTTTGAATTTTACTGCGGAGAAACACACTCCGATCAGACCCAAAAAGTCGTGGTGGATGCCACGCGCCGTGAGATTTTCTACGAACCTCAGTCTACACCCATCGATGCAGTTATCAAAACTGATGAGGGTACGGTAGGACGGGAAAATATCACGTTTCTTGATGGAGACACACAAACTATGTATGATTTGAAAACTGATGTGGATCCTACAAAAATGTTACTAGATGCAGATCAAGCTCCTTTAGCTGATTTCTTCGCCCGACCTGTCAAAATTCGGGAGTTTACGTGGAATGTGGGATCAGGATTAAATGTGTCTTTTGACCCATGGGCAGAGTTCTTTGATAACCCAAGGGTTTCTAACAGGATTTGTAACTATAATTTATTAAGGTGCAATCTTGTTGCTAAAGTGGTGATAAACGGTAATGCTTTCCATTATGGTAGATTAGTTATGAGTTATCTTCCTTTGGAAGGAGATGATGATATTTCTGTCATTTCTGGTTCTGTGGCTAATATCGTTCAAGCCACACAACTTCCTCATGTATATTTGGATCCAACCACGTCCACAGGAGGAGAGTTACGTTTACCGTATTTTTGGTATACGAACTATTTCCGTATACCACAACGAGATTGGATAGGCTCAGGCAAATTGTACATAAGAGCAATTAACAATCTCAAACATGCTAATGGGGCGACAGATAAAGTGTCCATTAGTGTTTTCGTACATGCAGAAGATGTACAATTATCCGTATTGACCTCACAAGAGCCTTTTGATATGCTTCCTCAATCAGAAATGGAAGAAGTTAATGACAAAGGTATTGTGAGTGGTCCAGCGACAGCTGTTGCCAATATAGCAGGTCGATTATCAGATGTACCTTATATAGGCAAGTTTGCTAAAGCAACAAATTTGGCAGCCAGTGCTACTGCGGCTATTGCTAAATTATATGGTTTTTCTAGACCAACAGAGACGAAGGCGCCGGGTCCTTTTAGACCGGCGCCTATATCGTCACTTGCTGTTACCAATACTGGGGATACTTCTGCAAAACTTACTGTTGATGCGATGCAAGAATTAACAGTCGACCCAAGAACTGCCGGCGTTGGCACACAAGATGATTTAGCTATCACTTCTATTGCTACACGCGAAAGTTATATAACGCAATTTCCTTGGGCAACAACAGCAACAACTGAAACTTTATTATGGAATACAAGAGTTTCCCCTGTGACGTGGAACATTGATAATGTCACAGGAGCGTATTTATTCCCTGCGTGTGCCGCTGCGGCAATACCGTTCAAATTTTGGAGTGGTACAATGAAATACAGGTTTCAGTTCATAACGTCCAATTATCACAAAGGACGTGTGAAAATTGTGTTTGATCCTCAATATGTTAAAACTAATGAGTATAACACGAACTACATGTATGTAGTTGATCTTGCAGAGACAAATGACTTCACTGTCACCGTCGGCAATGGTCAACCTCACACATTACTTGGTCACGCCTATCCCGGTGTGACACCATTGACAGATGTATATAGAACAACGCCATTCACAGATTTTGAATATTTGGATGGTAACGGAACATTGTCGGTTTATGTAGTGAATGAACTTACAACACCGAACTCAACTGTAGATAATAATATAGAGGTTAATGTATATGTTAGTGCTGGAGACGATTTTGAAGTTTATGTTCCGACTTATGAATTCAGCAAATTTGTGATATTCCCACAATCAGATATGGAACCACAGTCAATGTTGTACCAACATACTGATATGACAAAAGGCAAGGATACCAATATGCCTGTGAGTACTGAAGTGTACCATTTGGGAGTACCTGCCAAAAAGAGTGAATACACCAATATGGTGTTCACTGGTGAAAAGATAACTTCATTTCGCCAAATGCTCAAACGATACTATGCACATTCTGCATTGGCAGCTCTAACCAGCTCTTCTGATTTGTGGGGAAGACGAAATATGTTTCCCTATTTCAGAGGACGAGTTACAGGGGCTGTCGATAGTATAGCTGTGGGTAATTACAATTTTTGTAACACCGTTATGTTACATTGGGTAACATTAATGTTTGCCGCATGGAGAGGATCCATACGGTACAAATTTATACCATACGGTATGTCAGATGAAAGAGATTCATTTGACGGATTTGTGGAAAGAGCTTCCACTTATTCAGGAGATGATGAGTTTATTAGAGATACTGCCGCTCAGGTAGCTTTTACTAATTCAACCGCTAGTGCTTCGCTCATCAGACCATCAGGAAATTCAACTACACAAGGTTTCCTTGTAGATGGTTCACCAGGAGCACATTTTGTAAATGGAAGGGTTAATCCAAATGTGGAATTTGAGATGCCCTACTATGCACCTAATAGGTTTTCTCCAGCAAAACTGGAAAACCTGACAGGTGCTGTATTGGACTACAATCAGTCCTGCTTTGACTATCATTTTAAAGTTAAGTCAAATGCAAATTCACTGATAACGATATTCGTATCGGCAGGAGAAGACTACACATGTTTCTTCTTCACGGGTCTGCCTCCGCTCCATTATGAGGCAGCACCCCCTGCACCAGTGTAAAATCCCTGAGGTGACCGCAGGGTGGGTTAGAATGCTAACTAACAGGTCTCGCTATATGTTGTTTAAACGTAATTGGTTTTATAAACACTAGCGAGAGCTAGTGTTACTTTTTCCAAGCACGGGTCACAATTTGATAGGCGAGGCCTCCTGTAGATGCGAAATCATCTACTCTACTTAACAGTAGATCG